TTTTAAGGTACAATTCGTAACTAGCTGTTTCGCTACTAGTCAAAGAGCGACCAAGCAACTGTGCCATTTTAACTGCTGTAATCATTTGGTCATCTCCTTATCTAGGGTTTATTAGCTTACTACTGGTACGAAGTCCATTAGTACGAATGAGCTAATGCGAACTGGCTTACCAGCTACATCGACACAAGCGCGTACTGCACTAGCGTCATCTTCAAATAGGTTCAATGAACCAACTGTTGCTTCTCGGCTGAATAGAGTTTCTAGTCCGCCACGAGATACTAATTGGTAGTCGTCAAATGCGCCTACTACAACTAGACCATCGCCAACTTCTTCGGAGATTACTACGTTGAATGTTCCAAGTGCGCCAGCGGTTACTTGCTGACCAACTACTGTGAATGTATTGCGACCCTCTGCGTCTACTACTGTAGCTAGACGACCCCAAGTTTTGCGGTTACAGACCATAGATAGTTGCTTATCACTCTCGATAAGACCATAAGTCATACCTAGAGCTGGTTGTACTGCTGCGCCTGTGAATGCAGAAACGTTTACAGTTCGTGTTCCGTTAGTGAGCAATAGAGGTACTAGACCTGTTGCTGCGAAAACATCACCACCGCCAGTTGTTACGCCAGAGAATGAAAGAACAATTTTGTCCTCTAATTTAGCGTACTCATCAGCGATGTATCGAACGATTTGCTGGTATACAGCGATAGGTGTTTCACGTGCGATAGCGTCATACCAAGCCACGATTAGAGCGTGTTCTTTTGGTAGGATTGTGATTGGTGTCCATGTTGGCTTATCTTCAGCCTTAGTTTCCTGAACGCCTACAGGTGCGAAACCTGAACCACTTGTTTGTACAATTTGCTTCCACTGTGTTGCACCTAGAATGTCAATCTTGTTTACAAGAGAGCCAACTCGTCCAACGTTTGTGTACTCCTCAAGAATATCAGTAGCAACAACTTCACTCTGGTATAGAGCAGAAGCGTTGTCATAGGTGATAGCCTTTGAATTAACACCATCTAGTTCCATAGCTTTTGCGTTTAGCTTTTCTAGTTCAGCAACGTTCTTAGTTTTGTAGGCTATGAACTGCTTAACAAATAGCTCTCGGATTTCTTTCTTGCTTGCTTTTTTAGCAACGACTTCAACAACCTCTGGGGCTGGTGTGTCTTTGGCTTGCTTTGCGGTGATTTTATCACTCATTTGTTTAGTTTCCTTTGCTTCGTTATTTTCTGCTTCGTCTGACTGTTCGTCATCAGCTTCGTCCTCTGCTTCTGCTTCCGCAATAGCTTCGGCTTCGCCATCAACAGGCTCGTCAGCTTCCTCGTCCGCTTCAATTTCAGCTTCGTCTGTAACTTCTGGGGTTTCGTCTGCTGGTTGTTCGTCTGGTGTTTCCACCACATCTGCTTCCGCAACTTCCAATTCCTTTTTAAGTCGTTCGATTTCGGCTTTCTTTTCAGCTAGGGTTTGCTCTTTGGCTTCCGCCATACTGCTCTCCTTTATTAGGGATTTTACTGCTAACACTCTAGCGTCTTTGTTACTGCCCCTAAATACCATAGAGATTTCAACAATCTCTGCGTCATATATAGTGTCGTTATCAAAGTTATAGTCGCTCATGGTTATGCTAAATGCGTTATCCAAGTGTTTCTCGTCAATCAAGGTCATCAAATCTTGAGCCTTAGCTCTGCCTGATATACCGAACTCAACGACTAGCTCGTTTGTTTCATTTAGATAAGCCTTGCGTACAGAGCCGATTACGTCCTCTACATCAAAGCTGTGGTTTAGTAGCATAGGGATATCGATGGCTTCGTTGCCTGTCAAATCCTTTGCGTACACTGTGCCACCACCTTTTAGTGGAAGTCGTAGGCTAGATACGTCTACTCGCTCATAATCTCTATCGAAATTAGTCGAGCTGACTACTGCCAGAATGGTACGTTCACCCTCAACAGCCTTACTAGATACCTTAACCTTGAGGGCTTTGGTCTGCGTGGCTGGTTCGGTTGTTTTTCCCATATTAGCTTTACCTTATTGTTACTTTAATGACTCTGCGAACATAATGCCTGAAAAGGCGTAGCTGTTCGTTGCTTCGTCTGCATACATTATATCTGCTAACAGCATAGCTAGTCTATAGGTACAATGACATCGCCAGTTTCGGTGTTGAGCAAGTCAGGGTTTGATGTAAGGCTTCGCTCGGCATAATCCCATATTGCTTCTGCACTTGCACCACCGCCAGTTTCACCACTCTCGATGAGTTCCATAACTGCGTCTACTATTTGTTGTACTGTAGCTTCGGATTGGTTTAAGTAAACAGTCGATGACATATTGCCTAAACCTGTTAGCGTAGCGTCTGCTGTTACAAGTATCTCAACATCACTAGACATATTACCAAGTGAAACACCTAGAGCTTCTGCTACTACACTGACGTAAGCGTTACCAGACAAATTACCTAGACCGATTAAGTTAGCGGTAGGCACTACGGATATGCTGACTGTACTAGATAGGTTCACTACTAGGGCTAGACCAGCCGAAGCACTAACTGAAACATTGGCAGTACCAGAGATGTTGTAACCTGTTTGTCCACTTGCTGTAGCACTACTTGATGTGTAGGTTGTGCTAGATAGCTCGCCAGCTTTATAAGCTAACAGGATTGAATATGGTGGTCTAGTTCCTGACCCTAACGAAGCTGTTAGTGGCAATCCACTATCATTACTGCCATAGTATCGCCCTCTTAGCTGACCTGTGGCATTAAAGGCACTACGAACATTACTAACCTGTGTTCCGCCAATAAAGGTAGCAGGGTTCTTTAAGATAATGCTGTAGTTGCCTAGTAAAGCCATGTTAGTTCCAGATGAAGTCTAAGTTACCTGAAAATGCTGAGTTAGCAGGGGTGGCAGCTCCACTACCGACTACGAAGTAAAGGGCAGCGCTATCGTATATTCTTGGCAAGCTAGGTAGTTGGTTTAAGAAATCACGCTCGGCACTAACGCCTAGTGTAGTTACAGGGAAACGAGCTAGTTCTTTGTACATAGCAACTGAATACATACCTGATGTATATGTTGAAGCGTTGCGTATGCCATCAATCTGTGAGATACCAGAGTCGCCCGAAGCTCTTGGTACTGCGTAGTTGTACTTTCCTGCGCCTGTCGCACCTGTGTATAGAATGTGCGAGTTAGTAGCTGCTGTTTTGCCTACTGGTAGAACTGTTGGTGTAGCCCTTGAAGCTACTTGTGCGCTATTGGTGTAGGTGAGTGAAAGGTTGGGTGTTCCTGCGCCCAGAGCTGTAGCTTGAGGGTTAAAGAACATAGCATTAAGCCCTGCACCATTGGTATAGCGAGGAAGTAACCAGTTCACAGTATGTGTGCCTGTTCCTGCGTCTGTAATATCAATCTGTGTTCCTGCTACTGCGTTTGCGTATGTCGTGGCTAACTTAAATGTGTTCTCATCTACTACGATGACGTAGTAATCGGTTGCTGTAGCTAATCCTGCTGGTAGCGTAGTGGTCGTAGTCAAACGAACTCTAGTACCAGTAAGCACATTACTAGGGTTACTCGTTCTAGTTGTCCAAGTACAAACATCTGTTCCTGCTACTGCTGTAAATGTATCAGTTTGTGCAAGAGTGTTCGTTGTAGCTTGTTCTGTGGTTGTAGTTACTGCGGTTACCCGGTAAAAACCGACCACATCAATTAGAGTAACTACGCTAGGTTGTGCAGTAGCGGCTGCGCTTACAGCACTACCCGATAGTAAGAACTTTTTATAGGTCGGTTGAACATCACCACCATGCTGAATACTGGCTGCGTTAGTGGTCGTGTCTTTTACTGGTTGAAATGCTAGAGCCGAACCAGCGTCAAAGATTGCGTCTGGTGCTGGGTTTCCGTTACCACGAAATAGCGTGTGCCATTCGTTAGCCACAGCAGCCGCTGTTGGGTTCATGTTCTTAGACCAATCGGCTCTAAATGTTTGTCCGTTGGTTTGTGCGCTTATTATTTGGTCTTGTGAGTTAAATCCTGCCATTGTCTTGTTCCTTGTTTAAGTAAATATTGTCTTTATATCTCCCATTAGAGCAGTCGCTGCTAACGTTCCTTGTGGTAAGCATAGAAAGCTCAAATAAGCGTCATCATATATTCGTGGTACTGTGCCACTCTCTAGGAAATAATCTTTTTCACTTGGGGCTGTAATCTCTCGCACAACCGAAGTGCCTAGTGGTTTAACTAAGACTAGGGTAAATAGTCCTACGTCAGCGCCTAGCATAGTTACAGATTGAATACTACGAACACCGCTATCGCCAGACTGTAGACCAATAAAGGGCATAGCAGAACTGTCGTTGTTAGCACCAGAACACTGTAATGTACCGACTGCGGTTGCGCTATTCTCATAGACTATCTGTGATGTCCTACCTGAAACACCATCTGAATTGGTGTAGGTGAAGTAAAACCTAGCACCGCCTGTTCTACCGGCTACAGATACCGCTATAACCTGAACCCCTTTACCATCTGTGTATCGGGGTAAGGTAACAGTGTTGTCGAGTGGTTGCTCATCTAGTATCGAGTCATCTATTGATGGATAGTAAAGCAAGTAATCACAAAGTATCATCGTTAATGGTAGTGCTGTTGCTGCAGTGGCAATACTTGTGGTCAATCTTAGGTATTTTTCACTAGGAGATACACCACCACCATGTTCTAGCCCACCATCAGTTGAATAGCCTACTGCTTTAGCAATAGCTGGTGGTGCGTCAAACCAATACTTAGGTACTGGTCGCCCGGCACTCATAGACAAATCAAACCATAGCTTCGCTGTAGTAGTTTGTGATGGGGTCTTACGCCATGTGTAATGACGAACCTTGCCAGCTTCCTCTACGTCCACTAATTGTTTGATAGTCTTAATCATATTAGTCAAATACTACAGTGATGTCTGTTGCAGGAAATTGAGGTGTAACACCTGTGCTTACATTAAGCGGTGTTGTCAATTCGCCAGCTACTAATACCACAGTTGAACCCTCTGGTGTTACTGACCAGTGTGTTAGCGTATTAGAACCGCCAGAACAAGGGTCAAACTGGATTAAGTTGTCGTTAGTTTCGCCAGATGAGTAAGACCAGTCCGAACTTGCTCGGTTCACTGTCTTAATCGCATAGCCTGTGTATGTTGCTTCGCTTGCAGTAGAAGCCCCTGCGTCTGTCGGGTCTGCTGTGTGCAAATGTATGTCAAGTTCTGTTGCACTGTGCCATGCAGGGTTAGTACCCTCAAACATATACTGTGCTAGTGCTTGTTCTGTTGCGTTTGATAAACTCATTGTCTTTAACCTTTCGTTGTGGCTTTACGCCATTATATTTAAGAGTCAATTACTCTACTAATAATTATACCCTGCTCTATCATTCCAAGTCTTAATAAAGTCGGTTGAATTGTCGGCATACTCTGTTGTCTTGGTGCTTTTTTCATAGCGTCTTATTTGCCAGATGGGTGCGCTAGGCTGGTCAGCGTCATCGGACTTGCCTACATATACATAAAGCGGATTACTCATATCAATTCTAGTTTCATAGGATTGTGCGCCACCTGTGCCAGCTTCACCACGCTCACCCTTTTCGCCAACACCTGACCTTGTAACGTTTATTGCGGTGATACTGTTACCTAAAGCAATAGTATTAGCCTGTGTCTTGAGTGATAGGTTGCTTGTGTTTTTAGGCAAGACACTAATCACATTCTGGTTATTAGCTAGTGTATAACTGGCTTCTGTGTTGTTGATTGTAATGCTATTGTCAGATGACCCTAGCGATATGTTGGACATTACGATACCTCTGCAACGTCTAGTGCTTCCAATACTATGAACTCTGGTAAATCATCACCATCACAGGTGGCAGGGTTAGGGTATTTGTCGAGTCGCCCATCAGTATAGCTAACATTTATCTGGTAGTTATATGTTCCAAGTGGTAGTTCCGTATCTACAGGGTCGAGAGATAAATCAGCTACACCCTCTGTAAAGCTCGCAGTTTTAGTAAACACAGCAGTTTCTTGTGGCAATCCGATGTATATTGTAGCGGTATCAGCTAAATCATCGTCAATAGTGATAGTCAATTCAACGCTTGCGCCATATCTAGTTTGTATAGTTTTCATTTAGCTAACCTCTACTTGCTTATTCTTTGGCTCTGTTTCGGCTTCAACGAACTTGTGCCTTATATCTTTTAGTGTGTCGGCTTGAATGTATTTGAAGTTAAGACGAGCCTTGCATTTGCTGTTCGGGCATATTAAACCCTCTATTACTATTGTACCTTGTCGCTTAAACAAGTAGCGACCACAATGTTTACAATTTATATCCATGTTATGCCCTTTCAACCTTATTTAATACAGCGAACTCTCTGTGATGTTTAATGGCTTGCTTGTTATAGGCTATTGCCGCTTCTGCTTCTTTTTCAAACCTGCCTATCCAAATACGTTTTCCATTAGCTCTTATAAAAGTGAACCATTTTTTATTAGCTTTATCATAAGATACACCCTTGTATCGTGATTTAGTCGTGCGAGCTGTTGAGTTCATTCTGTTCTGTGCTTGGGTTATTTGTCTAAGATTATTAAACCTATTATCTAGTTTATCCCTGTTGATGTGGTCTATGACCTGACCCTTTGTCGGTCTGCCATAAACAATGTGGTGCATATACGTTAGTTTGCCATTGATTGTAGTTCCTGCATATCCATTAACCATACACCAAGACTTTTCGTCTAAGTTTGCAAGCTCTTTATCGACCTTAGCATATCCATCACGACCATTAGGACCGACAGGGATTAAGGCTATATCACCCTCTATAATTGCAAATCTCCTTACTATGGTGTTCATACACGTTCCACTCGGTAAGTTAAGTAACAATGACAGTTCGGGTGTAGACCACCATCGTCATTGGCTTCAAAATCGTTCTCGAACACTGCACCACTTGAACTAACAAGGCTATCACCTAAGTCAAGGAAGTTCTCCTCTAGCCCTGCACTCTCACCAATCAGCTCATCACAAAACTCACAAGGGTCATCAGTGCCACCATGCGTCCATAGCTTATCGACTGTTGCGCCTGACTCTTTTGCTGCGTTTTTCATGCTGAATAGACTGCTATCTGCACCAGCTTTGTTTATCTCGGTAGTAGCTATGCGCTGTATGCGGTACTCCTCTGCAAGTATTGTAGTCAATCGGTCTTTAATCTCGGCTTGTGTTGCGCCTGTAGCCTTGCCCTCTTGCAATATATCTCGTATGCGTTGGCTAGTCTGTGCGTTATAGCCAGCAGATACCTTTTCAATATAAGTCTTATACTGCGCCCTTTGTGCTGGGGTCATCTCAAATGCACCGACATTACTAGTATCAATGCCAGCTTGCGCTATGAGCTTGACGTTTGCTTTATGCTCTATAGCACCCTGATAGCCGATTAAACCTAGCAGAACCAGCGACATGCCCTGTGCGAGCTTGTAATCCTCATCATCAGCAATCGGGTCGTCCTCTGTAATAGCTTTGGTGAGTTTATCTAGGTTAGCAATCACATCAGCAATTTGTTTTTCCATGCGTGTCTTAACTACGTTGTATAGCTTGACCTCGTACTCTAGCCTAGTGAGTCTGGTCAGCTTCTTTTTTTTTTGAGATGTCATTGACAAGTCTACTGGCTGGTCGGGTGTGTCCTTAACTTCCGTCTGGTCTGTAACTTCTGGTAAGTCAGTTGGCTTAATCTCACCGAGCTTCAGTGCTTCAATCTTGCCTGTCTGTACATACGATATTGCGCTGTCTAGCGTGTAGCCCTGTGCGGTTAAGTTAGATACTGTCTGTGCGTCTACTGCTTTAGCTTCTGCTTTGACCTTTTCCTCATCAGCGAGCTGTGGTAGTTCTAACTCAAAGGTAATTGCTAGACCTGTGCCACCAGTAATGCGGTTAAGTTCGTGGTTAAACTTCGACCATATCTTTAGTGTGGCTGGCTGTAGTGCGTACTTTACAAATATAAGCTCATCAACTCGGACACTAGCATAAGTGTTGCTGTCGTTTACGCCCCTGATTGAAGCTGGTACACCATACACGCTATCAATCTTTTTGTTAGCATTGTCGAACAGGTCTTTAAGTGAAAGGTCTTTGTTCGGTGTGCTAAATGGTATCCATTCAATCTGTGAGTTCATTGGCTTACCATTCACATCAGTTGGTCGGTGTGTATAGGTGATGTTGTTGCTCTTGCTTGCGCCCTTGTGCTTGCGTTGTAGCATATCCACTATATCGTTAAACTCTGTGGCTGTTCCTGCGGTGATAACCATCTCGCCACTAGGTACTGCACCATTCTCGAAAAAGCCTTTTTGGTAATCGGCTATGTAGTCATCAATGCGAGTCCATCGCCTAGCTGCTCTACTTGCGCTAAAGCCTGATTGTACGCCATTTGGATTAAAGCTCTTGAGAGTAATAACAGTTGAGTCATCTAATCGCTCGCCATTACTAAGCCTGTAGTATCGCTTGCCACCAACTACTTCCTCTTGATAGCCCTCTAAGAATGTGAAGCCAGTAATTGTGTCGCCAGTTATTCTATCGCCATTAGCGTGTACTCGGATAAGCACCTTGTCATGTACTAGGCTCATCACCATCAACGCTTCTCGGAAGTCATACGGACTCATATCAGTGTTCGGTGTATATAGTCGGTCTAGTATATTGCTAGATACAGATTTGTTATTCTTGTCTACTGTGTATGGCTCGATAGTTGCAAAGCCATTCGATAGCTTGGTGATACTTGAGTAACCATTTTCATACTGGTTATCTTTGTAGAAGTTGTATGTAGAACTGCCTGACATAGTGTGCCAGCCGATTGAGTCGTTTAGATTGATAGCGTCTGATAGGTCGATGGTCTTAGTTTTGAAAAGGTTGCGTATATTAGTTGCAAGGCTCATAAGTGTTGCTGTCCTGTATTATGTATGTCTTTATTATAACTGCTCACATAGCACTTTGTATATCATCTCACGCCACCCCATTCAATAACAACTGGTACTGGTG